TGCTTCCTTTGCAAAATCTAAAAGTTTTTGTAACGGTGACTTATTGAGTTCTTCGGCTGTTTCAGTACCTGGTAAAATTGAGGTAGCCGTGTTAAGCAGACCACTTAACAATCCACCTCCTGCATCGGCAACCTTACCAACCGCTGAACCAACTCCGAAACCAGCCATTGCTCCGGCAACTGCGGTGATTGCCGCTGAAACTGCAAATAAATTACCGGCATCGAGTTCACTTAATCGTGTAATATCATCTACCATTGTAGTTATTGCTCCGGAAACTGCTCCTATGATTGTTTCAATTCCTCCTGCAATGCTTGTAATTACTCCCGAGATAGCATTACCGATTGCAGTTATCGCACCCACAATTACTTCACCCATTGCCGAAACTACATTTACAATAACTTCTCCAATTGATCCAATAACTTCTGCCATTCCAGAAAACACTTCTCGTATAAGTTTTCCAAATGCTTCCATACCAGGTGTTGCTAATTTTAGTGCATATGCAAGTGGAATCAGTGAAGCACCAAGTGAAGCGATTGCAAACGCACCTGCTAAAATTGCGACTGCTCCTACACCACTCATCATAATCGCACCAAGCTTGACGGCCGCAAAACCAAGCACTAATAAAGAACCTGCTATGACAAGCACACTTTCAAGTCCGACATCTTTCATCATGTTTAAAGCAAATGCCAATGGAATTAAAGATAATGAAAGAATTCCAACCGCAACTGCTCCTGCTATCATCGAAGGACCTGATTTACCGAGTAAAAAAGCAGCCCCTACCAAACCACCCAAAACTGCTAAACCAGGCCATGCTTTGTCCCAGTTTACTTTTCCAAATTCTTGAAATGCTTTTGCAGATACATATAAAGCACCTGCCATTATTGCAAGTGCAGCTGCAGCTGCTAATATATTCTGTGGTTTTATTCTGTTTATAAACTTTGCAATGCTTCCAAGAATTCCACCTTTACCTCCGGATGCACCACCACCTTCAAATAATTTAGAAGTAATTTTACCCGCAAGTCCTGATATTAATCCCATTGTTACTTTTAGTCCAAGAAACAATCCACCAATTACAATTAAATTTTGTATTAAACTTTCACCAAAGAAACTTGCAAAAAACCCACCGACTTCCATTACAGCTTCACCAATTCCCATTATAGCAGTACCCACACCAATCATTGTATCTTTTAACTCTTCTCCTTGTGGTGTAAGTTTCCCATTTTCACTTACAAGATCTCCCGTTACATCTTTTATTTTTCCAATTATTGTTTCTATTGCAGGTAAAAGTGCCTTTGCCACAGGAACGAGTGCCATTTTTACATCTGTCCAAGATGCTTGTAACTTTGTAACCAACGCATTCATTGACTCTTGTCGTTGGTTATCTTTTTCCATTTGCACAAGTTCTTTTATAATTTCATCATTACTTTTTTGCTTCGTTTTAAGTGCTTCTGCTTCTAGTTTATTTCTTCTTTCTACTATTTTTCGTGCTTCATCGTTTCCACGAAGTGCAGCGTCTTCAAGCATTTTTCTTTGAGCAGCTGTTTTTTCCATATTTTGAATTGTACTTAATTCAACTCCAAGTAAATTCACCAGTTTTTCTTTTTGGAAATAATTCATACTCTCCGTACCACCCAAAGATTGAACTATTCGTAATTGTTCTTCTGCAAGTTCTTTTGTTTTTCCTTGAAATGCAAGAGAACGTGCTTGGTTCATATTTATATGCTGACCAAACATAACACTTGCTTCCATTTCGGATGTAACACTTGATTCAAAATCAAGCATAGAAGCAGCGGAACTAGCAATAGATTCCATAGATGTTCCAAGTTTACGTGCTTCTAATACTCCTTTTGCTAATGCTTTTGCCGAACCACCTATAAACTTCATTACATCTTCACCAGCATTTGCTATATCGTCCATCACGGTTGAAAATGCAACTCCATGTGCATCTGCCATTTTTTGAGTGTTTAACAAAGTATTCTGTATCTCGTTTTGACTTGTCATTCCGAGTTTCATCAAATTACTCATTGCACCTGCAATAGATTCTTGTGCGACACCAGTTGCAAGCGATAACAACGAAATAAAGCCAACCGTTTGCTCTGTTATATAGTTCATTGATGAAAACTCAGAAGTTAACGCAGTTGTAGTTTTTAATACATCTTCTGCATTTAAACCTAGACCTCTGAATTGATTTTCCATGCTTACAGACATATCTGTTAACCTAGAAGCACTGTCTGCCGTAGCACCGATTTGAAATCTAAAATCACGTGCAACTCCTTCTAAACGAGTCATTTCATTAAATGCTCCTTTCAGCAAAAAAACAAAACCAGTTATTGCAGCTCCTACCAAAACTAACGGATTCAATAATGTACCTATTATTTTTTTACCGATTCCAGCAATCGTTCCACCGAGCATTTTAAAGTTTTTTGCAAGTGCTTGTGGAAAACTCATTCCTTTTACTATATTTCCATTCTCATCCTCAACATCTCTCATGTCGTTCATCATGGTGTCTGTAAAAGATTGCCACATCTGTTTACTTTCAGAAACTGCTTCTTTTACCGGACCACTCATCATTCCTTTTAAAAGTCCGCCTATAACAGGAACTCGTTCTGCAAAATTTAGCATCCCATCACCCATTGCATCAAATGAATTCATCAATTGATCATTTAATGGACCAAACTTTTTAACATAATTATCTAAACCAGTTCCAAGTTCATTAATTTTGCCTTGTTGCTGATTTAAAATGTCTACTTGCGTTTTTGACATATCTATTTCATCACGATACATTTTACGTCTAAGTTGAATCAACTCGTTCATATCAGATGATGAAGCAGATTGTTGTTTCAAAGTTTCTAAGTATCCATCACTTATACCTTGCAAAGCAGTTTGTTGTGATTTAATGGCATCTAAATTTGTTTCTTGCTTAATTAATGTAATATTAGATTGATTGATTTTTTCAGTTAACTCTTCGTACTTTTCCGATCCGGACGGAACTGTTGCTCTTAGGTTTTCTAACTGCACTATTTTTTGTTGTTGCTCTGCAACTGCACTAAGTGTATCAGATTCAAGTTGTTTACTTGAACTTATACGAGACTGAATTTCGTCCTGCATTTTTACTACTTCGGAATTCAACTCTGTGGCATCTGTAATACCATTTAATTTTACATTGTAATCAGTAAGAGTGTCAGAGATAGTCTCATAACCTAATTTAATCGCAGACAATTTACCAGACATCTTAGCAAGTTTGTCTTCACCTGTTATTTCTATATTAGCTGCTGAGTTTGCATCTAAAAAATTTTCACGAACTTGTTTAGTCAGATCAGTAACTTCAGACATAGGTCCAGATGCAAGTTCACTCATCGCACCTTGGATATTTTTTGTTATGTCTATTAGATCTTCCACCTTTTAAACCTTTAAAATATCAAATTCTTGGAAGTTTATCTAAATCAGTTACACCATATATATCTTTCAGTTTTTTACGAAATTCGTTTGTACCCTTTACGTAATCTTCAAGAGCATCTTTAAATTTTGGATCTTTGGCAGCCAATTGCATTAGTTTTTTAGATTTTTTTCCAAAAATCCATTTTACAATACCCCCAATAAACTCGTTTAACTGCTCTTCTGTTAGAGTTTTTTTGTTTTTTAAATTATTGTTTTCCATTTATATTTCCTTTGCATACATATATCCACATATAAATATATGCTCAAAGGATTTATATGAATTAAAACTATCTAAAAGAAGATTTTGGTCTAGGTGGATTTGACCTAGACGATGCTTTTGCTTTATTTTGTTGAGTCTTGATTTGTTCTGACTCTTTAGTTTTTACTTCAAGCAATTTTTTAGCATAAAACCTACGCAAATAAATCGGAAGATTATATGCAATTTGCTGATTAAACGCACCTTCACTATAATAGCAGAGATTAAAAATCTCTTCATGTAATTGGATTTTATACTCCTGCGGAAGGGTAAAAAAAGTCGACCCCTAATGGGATCGTCATCCTTTCTTCATATCCTGTGTCTTCCGACTCGAAGTTAAAAGTCATATCTAAATCAGGAGTAGTTTCTTTTACGTGTTCACGGAATGCTAAACTATCACGGGCAAGTAAACTTTTATCAACAAAACTTTTAATGTTTGCTCTGTCGTCATCTCCATCAATTGCCTTGATGATATATTTTAGTCGTGTTGTTACTTCAGAAGTTTCATTTTTGTTTTTTGTAAACTTCTTAAGACCTTTCAACTCTGCATCAATTGCTTGTTCATCTGCATGAGTGAGAAGTTTCCAATGAATTACCTTTCCACTATGTGGCAATGTAAACTCAAAAATATTATCTCCACGTGTAAATGAGTCAAAATCAAATTCCTTTGCATTTAACTTGGTCAGATCGATTGTATCTTCAACATCGTCACCTGTAGATGGATCTTTGAATTTTATTTTATAGTCTTTTCCGTATGCAAGAACTCTTGCTGAAATAAATATTGCATTTTTATCACCAACTAAAATATCATCAAGTTTCACACCAGGAGTAACAATAAGTTGCTCAAGGAGTTTATCCAAAACAACTCCCTTTTTAATTAGGTTTTGACTTGTTAAGATATCTTCTTCCTTTGCAGTCATGTATTTAATATCAACTTTACCGGATGCGAGTGGATTGTCGGGAGAATAAAACCACCCTTTACTTGGAAGTTCAACAACTTCACTTGGATACTCAATCTTTTGCACAGCATCAGTTGGTTGTGTAAAATTACGACTACTTTGTGTATTAGTAGTAGTTGCCGATTTTGTAGTTTCTTTTGAACTATCGGAAGACATAGCCTGTCTTACTTCATCTGGTATGTTAATTTGTTCTTCGTTTTCCATAAAATATAACCTTTTTAAAATATTAGTTTAATATAAACCAATATATATACATATACAAGAATAAAAAAAATTGATTAAAAATCAACTTTATTTTTTTAAATATCTGCTAGTATAAACTTAAGTATTTTCTTGTGGTCGTTGTACCCAAAAAAATCTTTGTCTTTTTTACCTTTCCAAGTTTTATTTGCAGTTACTCCAAGTTTCATATCATTAAAAACTATCTTTTTACCACTTCCAGTTTGAAACATCATACGACCAGAATTATCATCTATATCATAATTTCTAGATAATTTTCCTCCTTTAACTTGCTTTAAAAGAAATTTAGCAAGACTTGCATATGCAGAACTCAAACCCTCTAGTTGTAGTTCAGTCTGTTTATCTGCTATAAGTTCTTCGTATAGTTCTAATACTTGGTTTTTTAAGTTTTCTGATTTCATTCTTTAAATAAATATATACATAACAAAAAAAAAACTCCCTTACGGGAGTTTTTAAATTTAATACAACCAAATAATGAATTAGTATTGAAGAATTGCGTAGTCGTATGCAACCGTTAAGTTTACATTCAACGGATCACCTGTTGACCAATCTAATGTTCCGAAGTCAACTGCGGTACAGAATGCACCTTTGATTGTCCACTCTTCAACTTTGTCACCGACAGGTCCTAAAAGATTGATTGTTAAATCTTTCTTATAGAAGTCAGCATAACCATTTCGTCCTGTAACTGATTCGTGGGAGAGACGAATCCATTCCATTGCAGCCTGAGATGCACTTGGTACTACTGGATCGTAAAGTGTCATTGTGATGTCTTGCCATTCAGCTTTACCACCACGGAGTTTTCTTTTGATATTAATATGATCGATAGTCACCGGATCAATATTAAGATTTGGACGGGTAACTCCTTTGATAAGATATGCAGGAAGTCCATCCATATACATGATAAATCTATTTGCGGTCTTTGGTTCAAAGGCCGTGAAAAACATTTCATTTGTTTCAATTACGTCTGCCATTATTATTTCTCCATTGAAGGTTGTATTTAAGATAAATATTTGTTAGTTTTTTCAAAAGTGCTTTTTTTCATTAAAAGTCATAGATAAATATTAAAAAATTCCAAAATATATTTATTTATTTTTTGATAATTTCTTTCCTACTAGTTTTGCCGTTCCGTATAATACCGCAGTAACAAATTGTATATGCTGTGGACCAGGCCATGGAAATGATAAACCAAGCATACCCGTTGCGAACAATGTCAATAATGCCATACCTTCCGGACCAGCAAATAACTTAGATAAAGTGAATCCTCCACCAAGTGCCATTATCATATCAGTCATATCGAAATCATAATCAGCGTTACCTGTAAATGTCATATTCAACCATATGTAAATTAGTATACCAGCAACTGCTATGCCTGCGATTCTTTTGGTTTTTGGGTGCTTTGCAAGAAATGCATCTAAATCTTTTAATTTTTCCTCAGTCCACTTACCAACTTTCGTTTTTGCCACATATTCACCAATTGCTTTTATTACCTGCTTATATGCTTTAAAACCTTTTTTAACCAAACCAAATAAATAAGTCATGCTAAATTTTATTTTAGCAAAAAACTTAAAAACGAGTTTGTCCATAAAAAGTTTTATTAAGTCTTTTAGTTTTACTTTTACAATATCTTTTAGTTCAACTAAAAATGACCAAATCTTCTTTAATCTAGATGGTATTACTATTTCATTTATTTGAAATTCCCCACAATTTAGTTTATGTTCTTTTACAAACGAACAAAATTCTTTGTATTGTAGTTCATGTAATATATCTGTTAGATCAGTAGTCATTTAAAATAAATATATATGGGCACAAAAAAACCCCTCCGAAGAGGGGTTTATTTTTTTAAGTTTTGTTTTACATCAACCGAATGATGCTCCGGTTGCTTGTACATTGAAGTCAAGAATGATATACTCAACTGCACGTGCAGGTTGAAGGAAGATTTGTCCATAAAGGATATTTCTATCAATCAAGTCTGGTGTGTTGTTTGATTCATCCATAACCACGTTAAACGCATACAAACCTTGTCTTTGTTGTACTGCTTCCAAATAAGGATTTACAATACCTAAGAAACGATTACGTGTAGCGGCAACATTTTGTTCAAATAACAAGTATCTTGATGTACTTGCGATAAACTTCTTCAATGAGATAAGCAAACGACGTACATTGATCCTATCCAAAGCAGATGATCTACGTTGTAAGGTTTTTTGACCGAAAGCAACAATTCCTTGTCCAGGAAATGCAGCGATTGGGTTGACTTTACCTTCATATAAGGTATCACGTTCAGCAAATGTCAATCTATCCATGACCGAAATTGCTTGCTCAAGACCACCACGATTCAAACCAGCGGGTGCAAACCATTCAGCAGCTGCTTTATCATTAGAAGCATATACTGCGGGCATCAATGCACTGGGTGGGTAAACTTGCAATGCGTTTGTTGCTGGATCAATAATCTTAACCCAAGGATAATAAGTTGCAGCGTAATTTGAATCAATCGTTGATGCTTGTGTTACTGCTTCGTCTACCAATCCAGGTTGACCATTTGCTTGAACACAATCTAGAATGTAAAAACAATCTTCACGTGTCTCACAAAGATCAACACCCATGTTTACAACACTTCTATGTAGATCTAAACTAAGTCCAGGTGTTACAAGCAAGTTAATATCAAACTCGTCTTGATTACTAAGTGCTTTAAATGCTCTTTCGTATGCTTGTGTTCCAGCAGACATTCTTCCAGAACAATCCATACCTTGAACATTTCTTGCTGATATATCTTCACCTAACAATACTGGTAATACAGGAGAATCTCCATCTTCACCACCTTGAAAACCTACGATAAAACGTCTGTGCTTACGTGCTTGTGTTTCGGCATTTCTACTTGTTGGATTTGCTGAAATAATTTCAAACTCTTCAACATTAACTTCATCATCAACTTGATAAAAGATTTTACCAGGTTCGTCCATGTAGAATCCTTCACCCGCGGTTCCAGCACCATCGGGAATTGGGGAGCACAATTCTGTGAAATCTTTACTCCAATAAGGAAGACTTTCATTTGCAGGTAATGTATAATTAGTTTGATTTGTTGGTGACCATCCAGATGGTTGAAGTAATCCGTCAGGACTATCATCATTGAATACAGCACCACAGAAGTATCTTCCGTTAATTCTGCTATATTGTGAAGCATATGAATAACGAGGTGTTGGAAGATTAACTTTGTCGTTTCCTTCTGTCATACCAACGGTAGAAGCATAAGGATGGTGACCATAAGGCATACATTGTGTTGGTGCAGTACTATCTTTTGGCATTTCAATGCGAATCCAATTACTTCCGTTTACATAATCACCCTTTTCATGTACTTTTCCTTTTAAGTCAATAAAAGTGAATCTATCACCAATAACTCTTGGTAAATAACGAGGTGACATTGGATCTAGGGTTACATCACGAAAATCTTCAATTACATCTTGAGTTTTGTCGTTGTCGTTAAATCCACGAACTATTACACTAAATGTTCCATATTCTGTTCCATCTAATGTACCCGGTGTTTTGATGTTATAAAAACCAACTTTAATTTCACGATTTGCTGATTGACCATAACTGCGTGTATGAATTCTGAACAACTCATAACGAGCATTACTAATTTCTTGAGACACAATCCACGGAGTTGAAGCAGGACGACAAGCATGAGTTCCTTTTGCATTTCCGTCATATGCTTCGTATCTGTAATCCGTGTCAATAGCATTTTCGTATCCGTCTCCGTCTGCATCTTCGTTTTGCGATGTGAAATCAAGGAATCCCGATGAAGTCTCAATTTCTACATTATATTCAGCACCATGTTGTACAATCAACTCATTTACTAAATTTTGAGAACTTTCAAAGTATGAAGTAAAATATGCAGGTTTAACATTCTTTTGAGGTGCTCTTCCAAATATGTTGTGTAAACTATTAGGAGAAGCAGGATCAATAGTGAAATTATATTCACCCAAAATTTCAGGTTTACCATTGTTATTTCCGGATGCAACTTCTTGAGTATTGTATTCTTGTCTAAGAACTAATGTACCTGTTCTTTCGTCTACTTCTTCGGAAATAAGTTCCGAATTCAAGTTAGGAGTTCCGTCCGCATTTGTTTCAGCATAAACTGCTGGTGTAAATTTCAAAGGAAGTGGTTGATCAATTTCAAGTCCGTCTCTGTCTTTCAACTTTGATCCAGCAAATCCGATACTTGTTTCGGATGGTGATGCAAGGTCTTTCTTTAAAATAAGTTCACCAGGAATCCACTGCTCTCTTCCGTCTTCGTTTAAAATTGGTTCACCTGTAACAGTGTCAGTTAATACTACGAGTTGCCTTTCTTGCAATGTGTTAGCAAGAACACCGATAACTACACTCTCAGGTACATCACCCTCAGCGACTGTATCAGATGTAATACTACCAGAAACATAATTTGCTCTAACAAGAAGTGCGTTTTCACACATCCATCCTTCTAAAGCACCTGTTCTAACAATAGTAACAACTCCTTGGTTAAGTAAATATTCACGAGCGGTAAATGGTTGGTAATAAATACCTTGTGGTGTACCAAATAATGCTTCGAGTTGGTTTATGTCTCTTACAATAGTAGGGGAATATGCTGGACCTTTGGTGAATGGACCGACAACGGCTCCACCAATGTCACCTATTCCCTGTATAAGAAAAGACGAATCGATTTCGTTTGTAAAAACTGCTGGACTAACTGTGCGCTCTGCCATCTTATTTTGTCTCCTTAATTGGGTGGTTAATGATTAGGTTTGATAAGTTTTAAGATAAATATGTTCTAAAAATTCCAAAAATTAATATTTATCTAAAATACTAACTTTTAATATAAATACCCGATTTTATATCCAATACACCGTCACCGTATTTAGTTTTTAATCTATCGGCAAAAATGTCTTCTCTTTTTTTAAGTTCGTAGTAAGATTTTTTGCAGTTTCTTTCAAACTTTCTAAGTTCAGATAGTTGTTTTTTCAAATCTATTTTCTTTATATTATTATTACCAATTTGCAATAGCAAGTTTTGAAACTCTACATTCAACCCGGTAATTTCAGATTGTTCATCTTCAGTAATCTGTATTTGAGATTTTTCGTTATTATTATCCATACTATTATGGTAACATATTACATAACATTATCAACTAAAAAAATAAAAAACAAATTAAATAAATTTAATAAAAATCATTTCGTTTCCTGTCTTTAGTTCAATGGAAACTGATGTATTTTCATTTATTTGTAATTCTTCTATTTTATTTTCTTTTAGTTTAATTTCACTAACACCATAATCCCAAATAACAATTGATTGTTGTGCATCTATTTTAATTAAAAATTTTCTATTTAAAATGTTAATTTGGTATTCTTCTGTATCATTCCACATACGAATTTGATACTCAGTGTAATCTTTGTTCAGAAATAATTTAGGATGCTTTCTATTTAATATAAGATTTTTGGTTTTCGTAATTTGTTTAATTTTGGTATCCAGTTCTTGTTCTTTTTTAGTTGATAACCCCACATCATTACTCGTTGCTTCTAATCCCCACTCTACTTTTCTTGTAGTTAAATTTCTTTGAACGGTTGTTTTATTATCAAATACAGGCGGTAACAAATAAGCATTAACGGTTAATGTAAATGTAGATGAAACACTTCTATCATCATCACTTGGTACTTCTACATTATTTGAAAATGAATCGATATTTGCTCTGAATTTAAGTTTTGTTGGATCACCCCAATAATCTCCTTCTGCAAAATTTATAGTCTCGATTAAATTATTCATTTGTTGAACATACTCAGTCGACATATTAAAATCATAAGTAAGAACAACATGATCAGGAAATGTTACATTGTGTACTTCAAGTAAAGGATTTGCATCATTCAGTAAACTAAATCTATCGTATGAATTTTTGTTACTATATTTTTTTAGAAAAGGAACGGATAGATATTTGTTAAATGTAACAAAAGAATCATCTTTGCTTACACCAGTTCGTGTAAATATAATTATTGGTCTTTGTAATTGCCCTTTATCGTCTCGGTAAACTCCATCCGATTGAATAGCACTCCATCGTTCAGGAGATGCGTGTTTCACAGGAACACTTACAATCTCGTTGTTTGCATCTACCACAGTTGGATTTATTACCTTTGTAAAATATTCATAAATAATATTATCAATGTCTAGTAGTGTAATTGAATAATTTCCAAATGATTTTACATCGTCACCCATTTTCATTTTGTATGCACGATTATCCGAATACAAAGCATGATTGGATTTTTTAAGATTAGACATATTCGGATCATTGTCTACAGTAGGTGCAGACTTTGATAAATCTACCGTAAATTCCTCTTCTGTTTTTAAGTTTCTGAGAGTAATAAACGGATTTTTTACATTATCATAGTTCATGTTATGTTCTTGGTACAATATTTAATTTGCTTTTGCGACTTAAGTGTGCATTGCACAATAAACTATAATTTTTTTCAGGTTGACCACCTAGAAATTGATTTTCTACTATATTTGCTATTTCAAAATATGTATTTTCCCAAAATACTATATCACCGATTTCAGGATATATCTTTTTAATTTCACATAACTTTTGATGAAATCTAAAAACAGTTCCTTTTTTAACATCTGGCCCGAATCCTTCGTAATTTGTTGTTTGTGGATCAGACTCTACTAAACAACTAGTTTCTACACCAGGATAATAAATTTTATCCATACTTTCACCATAAATGGTTGATTGTGTTTTGTTAGGATTTATTTTGTATATTACAACAAGTTGTTCTATTATATCTCCCAACAGTTCACCATTTAAACTGTTCATAAAACGAACATCTCTTCTAGTAAAATATCTACCACGTGATCTATCCATTTTATCCTATGTATAAAAAATTTGGAACTTTTCTTAAATTTTCTTGAAGATTATCAGAAACTTGATTTAGTTGTTCACTGGTAGTGCTTCTACTCGTTACTTCTAAATCTTCTCTCAATTCAGTAATTAATTGTTCTTTTTCTTGCTGTGCTTCTGATCTAAGTGCATCTCCATCCAACGATGTTTCTCCACCAGGAATAGGTATACTTTGATATTTTGCTCGGATTGCTCCTAATAGTTCTTTACATAATGATAAATAATATTTCATAATCCATCGTTTACCTACATCATTTATTGTAGCAAAGCTATGAAACTGATAAGGTGCATTACTGACATCAGTCACACTATCACTTGATGAATCGTAAGGTCTTTTTGGATAAACATTTCCTTCTGTTTCGGATGTTCCATCATCTAAACCTTTACTTGTTTCATTTATCACGACTTGCTGAGTAGTTTCTTCGGTTACATTCGTTTGTGTTTTCGGCATAGTGTTGAATTCATCTGCATCAACATATCCTTGAACCGCTGCAATATCTCTTTCTCGTTTGTACACATAATCAAACCAAAGTGTAAAATCTTTTTTTGGGACAGGTAAAATTGTTAGTTTGTTATTAATAACTTCAAACCCATATGCACTTCTTCTTACTTGTTCATTAAATTCAATTGCCTGCAAACGCATTAAATCTTCATTTACCGGTCTTAATAAGAATTGTGTCCCTAGAGGTGACATTCCATTCCAATTAAATTCACTTAACAAATTCGAATGACTCATACCAGAATTAGACATAGGATCATATATTTTATTTAAAGCAGGTGGTGGGTTGTGCCAGATTCGCTTTACTTCAATTCTTTCCAACTTCTTTTCACCAGTTTTTGGGCAAATATAATATTGGTTAAATAGACCCTGTAAATCATATGTCTGTACACCTGCCTTAACGGGTAAACTTGCTTTTCTCCAGTCAACATTTCCTCCAACTCCAACTTCGGCACCGTATGCTTCAGATAGTTTTAAATAAAATGGTAAAGGTTGGGTTTGCATTACAGATGTGGTCAAATTTACACTTGTTGATGTACCTCTTAAACTATATAAATTTTGCTTAATCGAAAATTGATTTACTTGGGCACTATATTCTGTTATTGCTTCTTCGAGACACGCATAAAACTGAGTGTCTATCATTTCCACATCCACTACAGGATATCCTAATCTTTTTGCAGCCCAATCAGCTGCTCTTGGAGCAAAGCCAGTAAAACTTGCATCGTTATCAAAAAACCCAAAAGGTGTTTTACCTATCGGAGAACTTAATGATCCATCCCATCTTACTCTTTCTAGTTCGTATTCTTTATTTTCACTCTCAGGATTTTTATTCTCTTCGTCCATGTCTATAAATATAAGTTAGTTTACTTAATCGTTATAAAATAAAAGAGGGGTTCAAAAGAACCCCTCTTAAATTTTGTGTTATCCTTTGCAGAATTAAAGATCTGCTGTACCGGAAACAGAGATTTTTCCGTAGAATTCAGGACGAACCATCTTCTTAGCATAACGAGTCATTACTCCACGACGTGGTGTGAAGTTAACTGGATCGTATACCAAAGGAGTTTGGATCAACGGAATGTACGGAGCATAAACTGCACCAGTTTCAAGGAAGTTTGTTCCACGGAATCCGATAAGAACGTCACCACTTGTCATGTATGGGTTCTTGTAGACTTGGAAACGATTGTTCAATGCACCAACCTTGGTAACACCCATTGCGAACTGAGACTGATTTCCGTCTGTGTCAGCTGCGTATCCTGGGATACTTTCAAGAACAGTAGCAACTTGTGGAGAACAAACCAAGAAGTTTGCACCACCACGAAGAGTCAATTGATGAATTGTGTTACTCACCTTTTGAATCTTTGTGCCGAGTTTCTGGAACAATGTTCCTTGAGTCTCACCACCTTCGAGGTCTGCGTTCGCAGCGAAGTCACCTCCGTCTGTATGTGCATTAACAATAAGCATATCAAGAATTTCCAAATCAATTTCCATTGAAACGTACTCGGAAAGAAGAGAAGTCAATTCTGCTTCTGCGTCAATGCTATGGTATGCGTTTAAGTCTTGTGCCAACTCAGGTGTCCAAACTGCTTTCAACTTACGTGTCTTTGCAACGATTGGTTCACTTTTGAGTTCCAAGTTAACTTCAGGAATACCAATATCAGCAGATAAACCAGAAACGTTGTCATTTCCATTATCTGAGTCAAGGGCAGTTCCTTTATCTTCAAAGTCACCACGTGCTTCTGCGGTTGTTTGAACATGATATGCAAGGTCAGCTGCACCGTCAACTGCGGTTGTAAGTGCGTCAGAACCTGATACACCTGTTACAACTGCTGGATCACCGTTTGCGTCAACTGCGTCAATGCTGAATGCACGTGCACCTTCTGCGTCTGCACCTGTTGGAAGTGCGAACTTACCACCGGCAACTGTTACTGAAACAGACTTGTCGTTGATTGAGTAACCATGACGACCTGCTCCGTAAAGACCACCTTCTGCTTTGTCGGTTGAACCGAGTTTTGCGTCTGATGTTCCACCGAAAAGACTTCCGTCTTTTCCTTGAAGTGATTGATTTGTTCCATACTTAAAGTCTAAGTAAAAGATCAATCCGGATGGAAGATTCATTGGTTGCACGGAAACGAATTCCTTTGATGCGATTTCTGCGAACACACGGCGAACGAGAGGAAGTGCTACTCCACTCCATTCTTCGTTACCTCCACCTGTACCGGTGCGTGATGCTTCGTCGATCAACTGCTTTGCTTGGTTTTCTAAAAGAATGGACATACCACTCTTTTCGGTATCAGTTGAGATACCTTCTAAAAGTCCAGTTTTTTCCCACTTGGAGACAAGACCACGAGTTTCCTGCATGAGTCTGGCCTGAGGATTCTGACTTTCACTTAACAATTTACTAATTTCGCTCATTGTATATTTTTCCTATTTTAATTTGTGATTAATTGATCAAACAATTCCTGCAAGTTTCTTAAAACGATTTGCGAGTTGATCGCCTTCCGTTAAAATCTGCTTAGATGGTTTTGTTGATTTGATTGCTTTAGATGCCATTCCTTCTGTCAATGATTTCTTTGTAGTCTTTGGTGCTTTTGGTCCTTTTGGGAT